AGCTCATCGCTGAGGATCTTTCGGCGCATGAGCCCGGCGTGATCATTGGAGCACTGCGCGCGTGCCGTAGAGAGCCTGCTGGGCGCCTTTCGCTCGGCATGGTCCTCAAGCACATCCACGCGGCTGACTCCCGCCCAGGCAAGGACGAGGCGTGGTCGATCGCTCTGGCGGCCAGTGACGAGCACGAGACCGTGGTGCTCACCACTGAAATCCGCCAGGCCATGATCGCATCCGCTCCGATTCTGGAGGCTGGCGACAAGATCGGCGCCCGGATGGCCTTCATGAGCGCCTACGAGCGCCTGGTTAGCTTCGCACGGGCCGAGGACCAGCCGGCCAAGTGGGAAGTGTCGCTGGGATACGACGCCGTCCGCCGGGTAGTGGCGATCGAATCCGCCGTCCGCGCCCAGCTCATTACCCACGAGACCGGGGCCAAGTACCTGGCTGACCTGCGCATTGCGCCCATCACCCAAGACGGCCAGGCCATTGCCGGCCTGCTCACCGGCGAGGTGCGCCCGCAGGCCAGTGCCAAGACCCGCGAAAAGCTCGCCGAGGTGCGCTGCATCCTCAAGGCCGCCAAGGCCAAGAAAGACCGCGAGCGCGCCAAGGAAGACCAGCGCCGCCGCATCGAAACCTATCTGCGCAAGCGGCAAACACGCGCCGCAGTCGCTCAGTTGAGCATCAAGCGCGCCGGGCAGCCGGCCGGGGAGGGGGTGTGAGCCTATTCCAGTGTGAAGAGTGCGGTTGCCGCGATAACACCGCTACCAGTGGCTACTGGTTCCGCAACGACGAGGGGAATCCATGCCAAGGCCGAAAGCTGTGCGCAGCGTGTGACCCCAGCATCGGCAAGTGGCACGGCGTGTTCAAGCGCGAATACCTGCCCAAGGGTGAGTTCTTCACCAATCGCCAAGGAAACCTAGAGCACAAGGCCACGGGCAAGCTTTGCCACGAGTACCTGGCCGAGGAGAAGCACTGATGGACACCAACAAGATGCGCGACATCAGCCGTGAGCAGTTCGAACAGCGCTATTCAGTCCCTGAGGGTGCCTGCTGGAATGCCGAGCAGGCCCGCTACGTGCTGTTCCACCTCAAGCTCTGCACCGTCGCCATGTACGAGCGCTTTGTTGAGCACTGGGTCTGCTGGCAGGCCTCCCGCGAGGCTGTGGTGGTGGAGCTGCCCAAGGTAGTTGGTTTTGAGGGCGCGTATGACTCGCACCGCCATCATGAATTCGTCCCGAGCATGAGCGACGTTGAGGATGCAGACGAGATATTCGGCCTGTGCCGCAGAGTTGAGGCAAAGGAAGCGATCGAGGCCCAGGGCCTGAAGGTGGCGCCATGAACGCTCTTGCCATGTGGCTTGGCTACGCGGTCATGGCCTGCGCTGGAACTGCCTTGGTAGCCCTGGTGCTCTTCGCCCTGTCCTACGCCTGCGTCACGATCGTGAACAAGTGGATCAAGGCAATGATGCGCGCCTATGACCTGAACACCCTGCGCAAGACCATGCGCCAGCTGGAAGCCGAGGGGAAGGTGAGCAAGAAGACGGGGGTTCGGCCATGAGTGAAGCAATCGCGAAGCCGCGTCACTTCTGGTCATCCGGCCCGAGCCGTGTCCGTGACGTGTTCCGGCTGGCGTACTTGTTTGCAACCGAGCTTGCCGTGGCCGGGGCCATCGAAATCATTGTCCGTCCGGTGAAGTCCCGTCGCACCCTGGAGCAGAACGCGAAGCTCTGGGCCATGTTGGCCGATATCGCGCGCCAAGTTGAATGGCCAGTGAATGGTGTCATGCAGAAGCTCGATAGCGAGGACTGGAAGGCACTGATGACCGCGGCAGCCCGCCAGGAGGTGCGCATGGCCTCTGGCATCAACGGCGGTGTCGTGATGCTGGGCGTCAGCACCCGGCGCATGTCCGTGGCTGAGCTGGGCGACGTGATCGAGTGCATGTACGTGTTCGGATCCGAGCGCGGTGTGCGCTGGAGCGAGCCGAAAGGGCAGATGCCTGAGCAGTGGGAGGCGGCGGCATGAAGAGCCAGGAAGCAAATCTCAAGCGGAACAAGGACCAAGGCGTTTTCGCAGCTCCAGGCTGGCGAGGGCTGTATGGCCATGGCCTGACGCGGCGCGGGGTGCAGTGTGTGGTTCTTGCTGCAACAGGGAAGAGCGGCAAGCAGATCGCTCGCGAGCTCGGCATTTCGCCTGGAACGGTCACCAGCAGGATGGCGGATGCCCGCCTGCACCTGGGAGCCTCCAACCGTACGGAATTGGTCGCTAAGGCAGTGGCGGCAGGAATTATCTACGCATCGGAGGCCGAGCCATGCGCGTAGCCGAGATCAAGTCGAAGAAGTGCAAGGCACCAGGTTGCGGCAAGCCCTTCAAGCCGACCATGACTACGCAGAAGGTGTGCAGCATTGCCTGTGCCAAGGCTATGGCCAAAGACCCGAAGCTGCAGAAGATCGCGGCCAAGGCCATCACCAAGCAGGCCCGGCAGGACTTGCAGGAGCGCCGGGAGAAGCTGAAGACCCGCAGGGAGCACATGGCCGAGGCTCAGACCGCGTTCAATGCCTACATCCGCGAGCGTGACGCCGGCCTGCCGTGCATCAGCTGCGACTCGAACCCGAGCGACCACGACCTCATCACCGGCAGCCGCTGGGACGCCGGCCATTACCGGTCGGTGGGCGCCTGCCCGGAGCTGCGCTTCGAGCCGTTGAACGTCCACCGCCAGTGCGTGAAGTGCAACCGGAACCTGTCGGGTAACGCGGTGGAGTACCGCATTCGGTTGGTGAAGCGCATCGGCGCCGACCAGGTGGATTGGCTTGAAGGGCCTCATAAGCCCCAGCGCCTGACCATCGAAGACCTGCAGGCCATCAAGGCTCTGTACCGGCAGAAGCTCAAAGACCTGAGGAGGGCAGCGGCATGACGCCAGCATGGGGATTTCTGATTTTGGCCACCCTCATGGTGGTGGGTGGTGTGGCGCTGTCCTGGGCAGGAGCAGTGCGCCGCAAGCGCAGCTACGAAGAATTTATCTTGAGCAAGGCCAAGCAGGCCGGGGGCAAGCAATGAACTATCAGAACGTGGTATCAGCAGTGGTCCGCGCCCTGGCGGCCGAGACGATCAACAGCGCGGGCGGTTGCGACTTCGAGCCGAAGGTCCAAGCGGCAAAGCAGAAGGGCGAGATCATCGGGAAGGAAGCTGCATTCCTCATGGACTGCTGGGTGTTCGGTCGGCCACACAAGAACCTCAGCGAGGAGCACTGGCGCCACCTAGTGGCGAAGTACTCCACGCACGTCGACCGCAAGCACGCGGCCATCGAGGAGATCACCCGACTGCACAGGTCGCCGGCACCCAAGCGCTTCCGCCACTGCGCCATCCTGACCTGGGCAATGCCCAAGCTGCCAGGCGTGGATGGTAAGCGCAGCACCAGCGTGCTACCGGCCGCGTGGTACGAGATGGACAACTGGAGCAACGAGCCGCACCCGATCAAGACCCAGGAGCGGTGGCGGCGTGATATCCGGAAGGCTCTAGACTCCAAGGTTGACGAGGCCTTGACTGAGGCGCAGCACATTCTCGACCATGAAGGCCTTTTGGTGGCAAATGTGGCTTGACGACGAATGAGCCATTGAGCCAATATATCTCCATCCTGTCGTTCCTGCGTGTGTGAGGATGACAAATTGAACCCGGCCACTGAGCCGGGTTTTTTATTGCCCAAAGAGGCCCTCAACAGTCCCGGAGGCTGAATGTCCCGGTCAACGTGCTGGAGCCTCCTGGCCTTCGCCATGGCTCTCGCCAGCTACGCCATGCATCGCGACATCAGCGCGAACATCTTCCTCGGGTGCCTCTTCATCATCCAGGGCCTCAAAAGGCCTGACGGTTCGCCCCAAGAGCGCCGGGCAATCTTCCTGGCTGCAACGCTAAGCGTCGGCATCCTCATTTTTGCGGCATGGGCACTTACCACGGGCGTGGACTTCCACGGCCCTGCGCCATTCCGCTACAAGCATTAAGGGACTGAACATGGTCGATGCCGCTTCTGCAGCTGCCTGCACGGTTGTAGGGCTTGGCGGCATTGCCCTGGCAAGCTGCCTTCCCACGATTGATCTGAACGCTGTTGTCTGCGCCTTCGGTGGCGCACTGCTCTTCATACTCTGGGCGAAGGACATCACCCTCTGGCAGCGCATGGGCTACCTGCTCGCCGGTTGGATCGGCGGGTATTACGGCTCTGCCGAGATCCTTGCCCAGGCCTGGACCAAAACCAGCGGCATTGCCGCCTTCAGCTGTGGCCTCGCCACCGTCCTGGTGAGCATCAGCGTTCTGGAGTCGATCACCACCGGCAAACTGCCGAAGTGGGTAACCGAGCTGCCAGCAGCAATCGGCAGCCTGTTCCCCAAGCGAGGGGGCCAATGACCCTAGACCAAACCATCACCCTGGCTCATGCCGGGTTCTGCGGCGGGATCTGCTTTGTCATCGCGTTCATGTACCGGCGTGGCGGGTCCAGCTACAAGTTCCTGCCAAGCCTGTGCGCCTTCTGCCTGGCATCCCTGTTCGGCCAGGAGTGGCTGAGCATCGTCGGCGCGATCCTGCTCTATGGGCAGTGGCCATCCACATCGGTGCCCAGCACCCTGATATTCGGGATCCTGTTCATCCTGGCGCTGCGCTCCCGCGGCAATGTGGCCAGGTTGTTCGATCAGTCCAGGCACAGGGCGCGCGCCACAAAATAGACATGCGCCGTTTCGTGGCGCTACCACCAGAGGATTCACCATGGACAACCAGCACAAGAAGATCACCGGCTACCGCGACCTCACCCAAAGCGAGATCGACGGCATGAACTCGATCAAGGCCCTGGAGGCCGACGCCGGCGAGCTGTTCAAGCAGATCGGTCAGATCGAAGGCGTAGATCAGCGCACCTTGGCCCTGGCCAAGACCAACCTGCAGCAAGGCTTCATGTGGTTTGTGCGCTCGATAGCTAAGCCCGCCGACCCATTCAGCTGAGTGCAGCCATGACCACCATCGCCTACAAGGATGGCGTTATCGCCTATGACTCACAGATCGCCCGTGGTGACGTGATCACCTACGACGACTATGAGAAGTGCATCGAGCAGGGCGGCGTAAAGTTCTTCTGCTCGGGTGCCGTGCCCGACTTCCAGCGCCTGGTTGATGCGTACTTCGGCGCCAAGCCGGATGGAAACATCGACGCAACGGCACTCGTCCTTGATGGCGAAAGCCTGATGATGGTCGCTGTCGATGACGCCACGGGGCTTTGGAAGTCACCAGTTTTGCGTGATCGACCGTATGCCATCGGCAGCGGTACGCCATACGCATTCGCTGCGATGGATATGGGTGCATCTGCCGAGAAGGCCGTCGAGATGGCTGCCAGGCGCGACACCAGCACCGGGGGGAAGATCAGGTCGATGAGGATTGGCGAGCTGGCAGGGTAGGTGTGCCGCAGGTGAGTGCGGCACGGATGATCTACTTCACTTTCAGAGCTTCTTGGATCAGATCGGCGTATTTCGAGAGCCTCTCCATTTCATTTATCAGCTGATTGACGTGGCCTTCGACCCCTACCCGTGCTGCTATGAGTTCTGCAGCAGCAGCGACAGCAAATGCCCTTTGGCCTTCTGGGTTGGTGGTGTGATAGCTGGACGCATCGGCAACCAGTTTTCCAACGACAGACATACGCTAATTCCTTTAGGTGGTTGGATCCCCATCAATACCGGCAATCGGCCACTATTTCAAGGTGTGGGTAGAGCATGATCAGACCGATGCCGCCAGCTGACCTGCTCGAATCTCTGTGGCTAACGCTTCGCCCGGCCACTGGTGTGTGGGACTGGGTGCAGAGCGAGATCCTCGCCGACACTGGCAGCATTCATAATCCGGAGCATGCCCACCTGATCGACGCCAACATCGGCGTGCTGTGGGCATCAAGCGGATTCGGCAAGCAGGGGCGGGTGGTACTAGGCCAGGCCGAGCAGTTGATGTTCCGTGCTGGCGGCTGGCAGAAAGCCCGGCAAGAGCAGCAGATGCGGCAGTGGTTCGGCGAGGAGCCGTCCTACCTCATCACCCTGGCAGCTGACTACTGCTCCCAGTGCACCGATGCTGAGTTCTGCGCCCTAGTCGAGCACGAGCTGTACCACATCGCCCAGGCGACCGATGAGCATGGCGCGCCCAAGTTCACCAAGGACGGGATGCCCAAGCTCTACCTGCGCGGACATGACGTCGAGGAGTTCGTCGGCGTGGTGAGGCGCTACGGTGCCAGCGAAGACGTACAGCAGCTGATCGACGCTGCAAGCCGGCCGCCTGAGGTGGCGAAAATCAACATTGCGAGGGCCTGCGGAACCTGCCTACTCAAGTCGGCCTGATTTTTGACAGGTTTTGACGGATGACAAACCCATGGCAGCACTACGAAGCGAGGTCAAAGCCTTCATTGTTCAGGCTCTGGCCTGCTTCGATTCACCCAGCCAGGTGGTGGAGGCCGTCAAGAAGGAATTCGGGGTCGAGGTGAGTCGCCAGCAGTGCGAGTCGCATGACCCTACCAAGTATGCAGGCAGAGGCCTGGCCCAAAAGTGGGCTGACCTGTTCCATGAATGCCGAAAGCGCTTTCGCGAAGAAACGGCAGACATCCCAATCGCCAACCGAGCGTTCCGGCTGCGCGGGCTTGGGCGAATGGCTGAGAAAGCCGAGAACATGCGCAACCTCGCGTTGACTGCCCAGCTGTACGAGCAGGCAGCAAAGGAATGCGGCGACATGTACGTCAACCGCAAGATCGAACCCGACAAGCCCCTGGGCTCCCAGGCGGATCAGCAGCACGCCGTTGCTGAGTACAAGCTGGAGCCAGACGAAGGTGTCCCGACTACCCCGTACCTATGACCCGCCGGTGAAGTTGACGCCGAAGCAGGC